CTCATGATATTACCACATTTACTGATCTTACTGACATTTTAAGTTCTCTTCTTCTATTTTGTAAAGATGGGTCTGCAGGAATCATTTCTGACGTTCCTTTATTTATAAAAGCAAAGTCACCTGGTAATGTTAAATTAGCAACGCCAACAGAAGTCCCTCCTGAATCTGCTTCAACACCATTTCTATCTGTAGGTTGTTGAAATCTTTGTGGTCTTGTGTTTTGTAATGCAATAGCATCAGCTACAACACGTTTTCTTCTAATTTGAGGATGTTTAGGTTCAAACTCAGAATAATGAACTAAAGATCCATTCCATTCTTTAACCATTTCATTATATGGAAATGCCATACCTGATCTATCAGATATAGCTTGTGATCTTTTACCTGTAGCCCATTTTGGCATAATTAAACTCCATTAGGATAAAAAGATTGTGGAGTAATAAATGTAGATGCTCTTTGACCATCTTCATCTAATGCTCTTTTCAATTCATCCTCATAAATTAATTTATTTTGTTGTACAAGCTGTGGTGCTTTTTTCATAGAGATGTAATAAGCTAATCCTGCACACATGCATGGTAAAAATCTATATGCAACATCTGCATCATTGGTATATGCACCAGCATCTTCAATTCTTTTAATTACATAAAATTTTAAAGTTGTGTAAGTGTTTAAATCTGGTGCTTGGTATAAATATATTTTTGGTGTTGTTTGTCTATCAACGTAATATTGCGAGGGTTGTCCAGTCGCTAATTTATTAGGTAAGGCAGCGTATGCTGATCTGTCTATTTTAGTTATTGAAACATCCTGTGTATTTGCATTGTTTGATGCAGCAGCAGTTGATGATACATAAGCCTCAAGCACATCATTCACATCTGAATCAACTGTATATTCAGCTTGTCCAGCTACCATAGGTATTTCGTTTAATTCTGTTTTCCATAAATGAATGCCTCTGTTACCCCATTCAGCAAACAATAAATCTAAACTTCTTCTTGCTGATTTAAGACTGAAACCAGAAGTTGTAGATAAGCCACATCTTTCGTAGCCTTCATCTATAATTTCATCAATATTCAAATTAAACGCTGTAGTTCCTGATGTAGCCATATTATGTTACTATCCTTTTACGATTATACACTTTCTTGGATTGTACCACTTTTTGTTTATACTTTGAAGTCCTCAGCTTTTTAGCCATAGGGTTCTTTCTAGCTCCTCGTAGTTTTCCGTCTATTTGAGCAGGTATTGATGATCTACTTATTGCCATAATTTATTCTACCACTTCAGTTCTATATTTTAAATTACCTGATATCGAAATTCTTTCTCCATCAGAAGTATAAAAAGGATAACATAAATGTTGTAATTTTGAAGGAAACATCAACAAAGTACCCTCTTCTTTTTTTGATACAGGTATAATTTGTGATTGTAAATTACAAGCAATGTCAGAATAGTTGAATGCGAAACAAGATGTATTACCATTTCCACCTTTACCACTATTATCGATTAATCTTTCATCTTCGATGTTATAAGGTATCTGAACCCACAATACCCAAGACAATAATCCCTCATGTCCGTGTAATGGAAGATAATCACCTTTCTTTTGGTAATTCACCCAAATGTCTGATGCATCAATTAATAAATCATTATTTGTATTAGTTAAATTTTTTGAATTTATATCAAACTGTTCTTGATAAACTTTTCCTATACCCAAAACTTCTTCTTGAAGCATTTGATTACATTCTCTCATTTTAAAATGAGCTGGTGTTCTATAAGACGATATACCTGTATTAAATCTTTGAACTTCATGATCCTTAAGATTTAGACACTCATTAAAAATTTTTTCCATTTTATCTTTATCTATCTTTACGTGTGCAATTGGTAAATTTGGAAAATGCTTAAATTCTAATTTACTCATAATAAAGTTTTTCTACTCCTATAAAATGTGGTTCTTTTTTTATCCAAGTTATACTGTTATGTTCTAACATATTCCTGCATTTTCTTATATCAGTTTGTGTAAATTTGTAGCCTTGCACTAATGGCCATAAGTTTTTTGGAAGATTACCAGGCACAATTCCTTTATTTAAATAATCAACAGTCTCTTTGACATGAGAGTAAGAATCAAAATTTTCTGATAAACTATCAACAAACAAAGATGAGTATTCATTTGCATTAAGCAACCACCATATTATAAGGTTTAAAACGAATTGTGTGCTTCTGTCAAAATCACAAATAACCATATCAATTTTATCAACTTTAACTTTTTCTAAATTTATATCCTCACATCTGAAATCAATATGTTCTTCAAGTTTGTAATGTTTTGAAAACCACCTGATGGCTTTTTCGTATTCTCCCATTCCAATCCATTCTTTACCATTATCAATCGTAATCACTTTACCTTTAACATTTTCTTTCATTGCAAGTGCGATCATAAAAGCTGTTGAACCATTACCTGTGCCAAGCTCAAGAACTAACTTAGGTTTTTTCATTTTAACTAATGAATAATAAAACATACATGAGTCAACTGTTTCAAATTGAATACCTCTGTTTAGGCATTGTTGCATAATTCTTAATTTATTTCTGGTGTTTAATTTGTGTACAATCCCCATGATATAATAATTCTTTCCTGATAAGACATTGCGAAGTGTGTATGACCTGAAGGAGACAATAACAAATCACCAGGTTTGACGACCACAGTGAGATCTTGGTTTTCAAATCTATAAATTGTATTTTTGTATACACCTAATATCAAAGAATTTTCTCTGTCAACGTGTGCTACACCAACAGATCTTTTCATTGAAAAAAATATATCTGCTTGATCTATTTTAAGATCAGGAAGACCTTCACATATAATTTTATGTAAAGGAGCAATATGATTTGCATTTTCAACTTTTCTTATCTGAAATGGATTTGATAAAATATCATTTTCGTTAGCACCTAATTCTCTATCTACTTTAATTTTGTTTTTACAATTACTGTTATTAAGCAAACTACTTATATAGTTAAAATCAATTTTCTGCTCAGATACTATTGCATTAGGTATATGACAAACCTTGCTTTCTCTAATTGCTTTTTTTATTTGGTCAAACATATCATATTTAAATTAAATCTATGGTGAACTTCAGTTGGTGCATATCCCCTGTGTGTAAGGTGAGACTCAAACACTATAGCTTGTCCCTCTTTGCTTTCAATCTTTTCTCCACTCTGAAACTCAGTGCCGCCATCATTATCGTGTAAATTATATAATATCGAAACATAACTGCCTATATTTGGATCATCACAATGCCAATCTGGTTTTGATACAGGCGTATAAAAATTCCAATACATTCTGTAGGGTCTGAGCAAACTAAAACTTGAACGTTGTTGAACAAGATAAAAAACCCATTTACCAAAGTTGTTGAGTATTGGATCTGGCGTATGGTTTACTTCAGGTCTTTCAAATGTAGAGATAAACATACCTTTGTCTTGAACTTTATTGCCACTAATAAATTTATGAAATGGCTCAGCTAAGTTACGTTGTTTATCTGAAGCAAATTTCCAACCAACTGTACCAAGATGGTCTAATATCTCACAATTTAGTGCTTTTGGGATGTTTGTATCAATGAGTTCCATGCTATCGATGTAGCATTATTATTACACTAAATCTACTGCTTTTCCAATGATAGGTTTATACTTTGTTTTACCTTCTGATTTATATGCATGTAGAAATTGTTTTCTAGGTTGATCTGAGGTGTAACTGCAATGTATCCACCCACTGTTTGGTTCACCAGGGGTGTAGAACTCCAATATCAACTGATCATAGTCTAGGTTCTTGTTAATCCAATCAGCTAGCTCAGCGTTGTCTGTTCCTATACATTCGAAATCAGCCGCCTCAGCTTTGGCATGTTGGCTATTGATTGAGCTGCCTATTTTTAGACACAGCTGTTCGCTACGGAAACCGCTCGTCACCTTGACTCTGCCAAAGTGATCACGTACCGGCTGTAAAATATTTTCACAAAGATCTTTTAGTTTTTCTATTTGACCTGAGTTTGGGTTGTTGTTGATATCTAACCTTATTGCAGTA